ACGCACGCAGGTGCAGGCAGCTTCCCAGAGGACGCAATCCAATACTTCGTCAACCTCAACATCGTCATCATCCCAGACTGCGACAAGGTTGGTTGGGAATACGCAAAGAAAGCCACCAAAGCAATCAAGACCATTGCCAAGTCAATCCGAACCTTAGACCTTGAACTCGAGCACAAGGAAGACGCTTACGAGTATGTCAACAAGTACGGCGGCACTAAGAACAAGCTGCAAGACTTGGTGAAGCAGTACGCAGTCAAAGTGACAACAGAAGATGAGGTCACGATTCCTGCACGATTCGTGGAAACAGATAAAAAAGAGACAGTTGACAAGGAATCCTTGACGACTGAAACATCAGCCATTCAAACGCAAAGGCAAGGCTTCCAGATCGAAGCGTGGGATGACATCAAGGACGAGCCTGTCGATTGGCTCATCGAAGGCGTTATCCCTAAAAAGGCTTTCGTAGCCCTTTACGCTCCACCAGCATCCTTCAAGTCATTCGTGGCTTTGGACATTGCAGAGTGCATCGCCACGACCAGACCATTCTTAGGCAAGGAAGTCAAGCAGCAAGGCGCAGTCCTGTACATCGCAGGTGAAGGTCACGGCGGTATCGGTGCGCGTATCAAGGCATTAAAGGTGCATCACGACACGCCACAAGGAGCGCCTGTCTATTTCCTCAGAAGGCAAGTCAACTTGAGATCAAGCCAGCAGGACATACAAGACCTCGCGCAAGCCATTGACGAGCTGCAAGCTATCCAAGGCATACAGTTCCAGCTAATCGTGATCGACACGCTAGCCAGAGCCTTTGGCGGTGGCAATGAGAATGCTTCAGAGGACATGGGAGCATTCATCACGGCAGCAGGTGCAATCCAGCAGCGGTACGACTCGGCGCTGCTAGTTGTCCACCACGCAGGTAAGGACGCAACGAAGGGTCTAAGGGGTCACAGCAGTCTATTAGGCGCTGTTGACACAGAACTCGAGATCATTCGCATCGAGGACGCGCCCAAAGGAATCCTGCACATCAGCAAGCAAAAGGACGGGGAAGACGGGCAGCGCATGGGCTTCCAAATGGTCACAGTTGACATTGGAACAAGCGCTCTAGGCTTTGAATCTGTGACCAGCTTGGCGCTGGAATTGGACGGGGAAATGGATGTCAATCAGCAGAGAAAGCAGGCAACGCCACCAAATAGAGCAGGGCTAGGACACAACAATCAGCTTGGTCTGAAGGCGCTGCACGCTGCCATTAAGAAGTTCGGGACGATGGAACAGGTCGATGGCAAGCGCAATAAGTGCATAAAAATTGAGCAATGGAAGGCTGAATTTAGAGCAATTACTGGCAACGATTCGGACATCGAGGCATTCAGAAAGCTGTTCTGGCGGGTCAAGACGCAGCTTGTTAATGCTAAAAAGATAGAACTTTTTGGTGATTGGTGTTGGGCTGTATTTGAGGAACATGAACAGTCTGATGGAGAGTTTGGGAAGGTCATTCCAATCAAATAATCGTCTACATATCGTCTACATATGTGGACAAATGGAGACTCCAAGCGTAGACGACAAAACCGTCTACTTATGGGGTGCGGGTCTATATACCGCACCCATAAGTGGACGATGTGACGGTCAAAAGTGGACGATTTTGTAAGAAAACAGAAAGGTAGCAAAAATGCAAAAGAAACTGAGCAAAGCGTTGAAAAAGATCGAGCAACCAAGTTTCCCGATTGACCCGTTTGAGGCAGTCATGCGGTCAGGGTTGATTGACCTCAAGGTCGTGAAGAATAACCACGAGAAACGGTGGGGTATTAACCGAGTCATCGAGTTGGTGGATTCAGAGTTCCGCATCAAGTTCTGGAAACAGTCGGAACGAATCTTCGATGCACAGGTCAAGCGAGATGAGGTCAGGTTCGAGAAAGCCATCCAAGGGATGAAGAATGCCTACGCAGCGTTGGACCGTTGGGCAGAGGCACACGGCGTTCAGCCTGTGCCAGAGATCAAGGCTTGCGAGTTGCAGATGCAAGACGGGTCGGTCATGGTCGTTGTCGAGACGCAGCACGATGCCGAGCTGTATCAGCAGTTCAGACCTGATGTCCAGAACCGTCACATCTGGACGATGCAAGAGCTTGAGGTCATCATGGAGTCACCCGTCATCAAGGAAACCATGAAAATCAAAGCCTTGCACCCAACTGCGAACCTCGTCAGACTAGACAAAGACCCTGTGAAGTTTCCCCATGCTGGCGAGACAGGACTCGATGACATGAAATCGGATGAATTGGAAGGTGAACCGATGAAGAAGGTGTTTGACACTTCTAAAATGGTCAGGAAGGCATCTAATCGTGCGTTAGAGGCGTTTTGATACGCTTTTGATATGCAGGTAGCATCGTTGTATAAAAATTGATTGGAGAGCGTTTAAATGGCTGGACAGAAAAAGAAGATTCAAGACTTAGCGTTATTGGACTCGTTGCCGAAGGAGCAGATCGAGGCTTTGTTTGAGGCTGGAGCTAGCGAAGCAAAGATTTGCTACCAGCTTGGAATCGGCAAAAAAGCGTTGCATTTGTGGTTGGAACGCCCAGAGCAAGAGGGCTTCCTATATCGCGCGCGTGCGAAAGCCGCAGATCACCTCGTGGCAGAGACGATCGAGATCGCGGACGAAACCGATATCGAGGAGGTCAACAAAGCCCGTCTACGCGTGCAAACGCGCCAATGGGTCGCGGAACGCTGGAATCCGCAAGCCTACGCGCAGAGCAAGCAGCCAAGCGTGCAAGTGAACCTGTCTGGCATGAGGCTGGACGCGCTTCGCCATATCGAGGTCGTGGAGCAAGTATCCACAGATGACAAGGCATAACTTGTTCAGGTTATCCACAGACGCATGGCAAGTGTTGCGCGCAAGCAACGAAAAGCCTGCATGACCTGTGGATAACCACGATGAAACTTAACATAATGAATGTTGTATCAAATCGGTGAGTGCTTCGGTATTCATTTCATCGCCTCGACCCCCCCGTCAGCGTTTCGCGGCGGGGCGGGCTGACAATGACAGCCTCACATATTTCTGAACCACGAAACCAAAATCAGCACCCCCCCCCCACCTACCCCCACCACACATCCCACAGCCCCAAGAAAAAATTTTGAAGAAAAATCTGAAACAATACATGCATGACAACAGAATCAACTGACAAGAAGATCAAGCTGCATCCTGAAGTTCAGGAGAGGCTAGACAACGCGCACCAGAAGAAGCTGAATGAGTTAGCGGCTAACCCGTTCGTGCAGTTCGTCACGCGCTACAAGAATCATCCTGTGCTGTTCGTGAAGGAAGTCTTGAACACCAGCCCTGATGAGTGGCAATGCACCTTCCTGAATCACATCGCGGCAGGAAACAGGCGTATCAGCGTCCGATCTGGTCACGGTGTCGGCAAGTCCACCGCAGCGTCATGGGCGATCATTTGGTATCTGTTACTGCGCTACCCCGTCAAGGTCGTGGTAACAGCGCCCACCTCAAGCCAGTTGTATGACGCTTTGTTTGCTGAGTTGAAGCGTTGGTTAAAGGAGCTGCCACCTACCTTGAGGGATATGCTGGAAGTCAAGCAAGACCGCATTGAGGTCAAGGAAGCTGCGACTGAGGCGTTTGTGTCAGCGCGAACATCTCGCGCCGAGCAGCCTGAAGCCTTGCAGGGTGTTCACTCCGACAATGTGATGCTTGTGGCTGATGAGGCATCGGGTATCCCTGAACAGGTCTTCGAGGCAGCGGCTGGCTCGATGTCTGGTCACTCTGCCGTGACTTTGTTGCTCGGCAACCCTGTGCGAAGCAGCGGTTTCTTCTACGACACGCAGAACCGTCTCGCGAATGATTGGGTGACGATGAAGGTTAGCTGCGTTGACTCCCCACGGGTCAGCGAGGCGTATGTCGATGAGATGAAGGCGCGTTATGGCGAGGAGTCGAACGCCTATCGCATTCGCGTCCTTGGAGAGTTTCCGAGGTCGGACGATGACACGATCATCCCGATGGAGCTGCTGGAGTTGGCAAAACACCGTGATGTAGAGGTCAGCAAGTCGGCTAAGTTGATATGGGGCGTTGATGTGGCGCGCTTTGGCGGCGACAGGTCTACATTGGCTAAGCGTCAAGGAAACGGCTTGGTTGAGCCGATCAAGGTGTGGAAGAACTTGGACTTGATGCAGTTGACTGGCGCTGTGGTGGCTGAGTGGGAGGCTTTAGCGCCAAGTCAAAGACCGCATGAGATTTTGGTGGACTCGATTGGCTTGGGTGCTGGCGTGGTTGATCGTCTGCGTGAGTTGGGTTTACCTGTTCGCGGCATCAATGTGTCCGAGAGTCCTGCAATGGGAACGACTTATAAGAACCTGCGTGCCGAGCTTTGGTACAAGTGCAAGGCGTGGTTTGAGGCGCGTGACTGCATCATTCCTAATGATGAGGAGCTGGTGGCAGAGCTTGCGACTGTGCGTTACTTCTTCACGAGCAACGGCAAGATTCAGATTGAGTCGAAGGACGATATTCGCAAGCGCGGCTTGAAGTCGCCTGACAAGGCAGATTCGTTTGTCTTGACCTTTGCGAGTGATGCCACGATTGGGATGTTCGGCTCGGCTGTGTCATCTAAGTGGTCTCAGCCATTGCGTAGAAACCTGTCGCGGGTTGCATAATCTGTTCTGTCAATTTACTTTGAAGGGGTAAGTCATGATGAAGAAGTCCAAGACCGAGAAGAAAATCTCGAAGGTCTATAACGAGTTCAAGGCTGGCACTTTGCATTCAGGCAAGGGCGGTCCAGTTGTCAAGAGCAAGGCACAAGGCTTGGCGATTGCCTTGTCTTCGGCTGGTGTCAAACCTAAAAAGAAGATGAAGTAATGGCTACCTCTAACCAATACGAAGGCGCGATGCGTCAGATGATGTCCGAAGAGGACTCATCAAGCTGCCCGATTGCTACGCAAGACATCACGGTCAATCTGAAGAACCGAGCCAAAGCGATCACGGCTGCGGCTTATGGTCCTGAGAACCCCAACCTGCCTAACACGGCTTTTTGGCAAAAGAAGGCTGACACTTGGGATGTGTCTATTGAGGATGCCAAGAAGTCTCGTTGCGGCAACTGCGCTGTGTTTGTCGTGTCCGATGAGATGCGTAATTGCATTGCAGAAGGCATTGGAAACGAGGCTGACCCTTGGGGCGCGATCAAGCTGGCTGACCTTGGATATTGCGAGATTTTTGACTTCAAGTGCGCGGCTAATCGCACCTGCGATGCTTGGGTCGTGGGTGGACCTGACCGCGGTGAGTCTGGTGGCGAATATGAGGAGATGGAAGAATGAAACAAGGTCTATACGCCAACATTCACGCCAAGCGTGAACGCATCAAAGCAGGTTCAGGCGAGAAGATGAACAAGGTCGGCAGCAAGGCAGCGCCTAGTGCTGCTGACTTTAAGGCTGCTGCAAAGACAGCCAAGAAGCCAAAGAAAAAGTGATACCTATCTGCATATCCACAGTACACGGCAAGGGATTGCCTGTACTGCTGGAGTCAATCAAGCAATACGCGCCAGAGGCGTTTATTTATCTTCGCGGTCCTGAGAATGTGATCGGTGGGTATGAGAACTGCCGACTGATCTTTGGCGAGGCGCGTAACTTTGGCGATGATTACAACGAAGTCATTGATGACGCTTTGAAGTACGCGCAAGGCTGCATCGTCTGCAATGACGATGTGGTCTTAACGCCGACCAGCTACCAGCGTTTGCTTGAGGATGTCGAGATCATCAAAGAGCTTGTGCCGCAAGTCGGTTGGGTTGCAGCGCGTAGCGATTCTGTGCGTGCTTGCCAGAATATTAGGTTTAACCCTAGTGGCGACCCACTTTATATGAATCGGTTTAAGTCCGAGTCGTTCATTCGTGAAGCTGGCGTGATTGCACCGATCTTTGCTTACATCTCGCGTGATGCTTGGGCGCATGGTCGGTTTGGACCGCTGAACTGGTACTCTGACGATGTGTCCTGCTTTGACTTGAACCGTCTTGGGTACTGTCATTTTGTTTCTTCTAGCTATGTGCATCATGTCGGGTCGCAGACAGTTGG